TAGAGACTTTCAATATCTGTAAGTCATCTATACGCTTTCTGATAGAATCGTAACCTACCTTATAAACGTTATTAGGATTAATTTTAGTTTTAATCCAACTAACCTGAGCCTTGTTGAGGTAAACAATGATATCCTCGATAGGAATATCAATGTTATCCTGACGATTAACTTTATTTAAAGTTAACTTAAATTCGTATATCAGTTCCTCAACAGGGATCATTAGTTATTAGTTTATATTATAGAGCGTCAATTCTTGCTTTGTTTTTAAGCTTATCCTTAAAGGCATTATACTCTTCGGTGTTTTTAGGGTCAGCCAAGAAGAGTTCAAATTCTTCAATTGACTTAGCCCAAACATGCTCACCTTCATAGATGATAGAACCTTTAATTCTAACTATGTTTTTGTCTACTAAATCTTTTACTAAGGCTTTAACATCCAATAAGTCGTCACTGTAAGATGTAATCTTCAGGAACTGCTCAATAGGATCTCTATCCATAGCGTTAGCAGGCGTACGTAAGAACTCATCTACAGCGTTGTAGATCTCTTCTTCTGTACTGTCTATAGGTAATCCTAGGCCTAAGAGTTTTTGAATCTTCCTACGCTTTGTAGCAGTCATCCTATCTAGGTCTGCAATAGAGCTGTTGATTCTTTTCTTACGCTCAAAGGTGGTTTTAGTTTCTACTTCTCCATTGTAAACATAGAATTTTACAAGTGAAGTGTCAGCTTTTCCACTTTCAATATCATCCAAAGAAGCAGCAACCATATCAGTTTCCATCAACCAATAGAAATTAACAGCTTCTCTAGGATTTTCCATATTGAAAATGTTTTCACCATCTTCTAGGGTGTACCCGTTTTCTTTTATTTCGTCATAGAACGTACTGTTAGGCAACAAAGATTCGTCTAGAATAGACTCATAGTATTCTCGGAGTTGTAATACTCTTTGAACTTCTTGTTCTCTAACTTCTGAGTTCAAGATTCCACGGAACTTTGGAGAGTTCTCATCTAATCCTGTTCTAATTACTCCACGTGAATCTACACGGGGATAAAACTTTCTTACTGTACCTGGAATGAAAGTGTATCCATTCTGATAAAGTGATCCTTCTAGTGTCCGCATATTAGCGGGCTCTCTTTTGTAGGGACGAATTACTCGTACTCCTTTAGCAATTTTATTACTCATGTTGGTTTTGGTTTTTTAGGTTTTTTCTAACTTATCTATTTAGGAGGGGCTTTTACACCCCTCCCTTATAGATCCGCAATTAGATACGGGGGAATTCTTTAATGATTACAGTCTTGGTAGGATCTTCCAAGAAGATACCAGCGAAGTCTTTCATCATATAGGTTGAATAAGGATCTTTGCTAGCTACAACAGTTTGTTGTGAACCAAATCCTACTGAACCAGGAATGTATTGATAGTACATGTTAGGACGAGTAGCCAATTTCACTTCACGGATACCTGCGTCATCTTGACCAGATACATCCAAGATAATGAAGATTGGAGGAGTCTTCTTGTTAGGACCCAACTCCAAGAAAGTAGCATGCTCGTTCAACTGTTCCAATTCTACGAATTCTACAGGACCAGTTTCGGTGGTCATGAAGTGGTCAAACTGGAAAGCATAACCTTGCTTAGTACGATCTTTACCATCCAAGAACTTATCAGCAGATACCATGAAGTTCTGACCGTTGAAGTCTTTGCGGATAGCAGTAGAAGCCAACTCCATACCTGAACGGTTGGTGTAGATCTTCACGCTACGATCTTTGATCAACACACGGTTGTAGAACAAGTCACCGATAGCTGCACGAATCAAGTTCAAAGAGAACTGACCACGATCGTAGAAGATAACGTTACCCAAGTGAAGTTGTTGCCACAAACCTTGCTTAGCACGGGTAGGACGACCTTTTTCATCTTTAGCGTTACCTTGACGACCCCACATCAAAGTGTTGGCCTTCATACGCATCATCTCCATACGGAGCAAACGAGATACTGTAGGCTCCCAACCAACAATCTTGGTCTTTTCACCTTCAGCCATAGGATCAGTTACAGAGTAGTAAGTGATGTCCAAAGGATTGCCTGAAGCATCAGTTTGCATACCCAATTTGGTTGCATCAGCCCAGTCAGTGATAGTGTGTTCAACACCATACTGTTGCAATACATCAGCCATAACTTCCAAGTTACCATCGAACAATCCCAAGCTAGAGAATGAAGTGGTGTACTCACCCAAGATGTTACCGATCTTGAAGTACTCAGTACCGATCTGCATAAAGCGCTGATTAACGAAATCGCTAGAAGAAGCACCTACTGCACGGAATTTGTATTTGAAACCGTTCTGATATTTTTCACCTTCAGAAACAACCTGCAATTGGGTTTCTTGCTCATAACGGTGAGCAGTGATAATGTCGTTAGTTACGAATACGTTCTTGTCAAACACCAATTCGAATTCTTGACCGTCAATACCAGGCTTAGCAACAGCAGAAGCCAAGTTAACGATAACTTTAGGCAACTCAGCACGCTTCTTGATCTTGTAGGTGAAAACACCATTAGGATCATTAACCATGAAAGGCTTGCCAGACTTCATTACGAGGTCGATCAAGTCGTTAGAATACAATTTAGTGTCAGTGAACAAACGGATCATCATCTTGTCATACTGATCAGGTTTAGTGCGCAGCATGGTTTCAACGAAGTTCTTGTCTGTCAACTTACCCAAACCATTCTTAGAATAGAATGAGCTGGTCATGTGAGCGTTAGCTATAACTCTCCCGTTGACTCTTGGAATACTTTGATTAGGCATAGTAGTAATTTATTTGTTTTGTTTTGTTTGTTTTATTTAAAATATCTAGAAAAAAGGTCATCGTTAGACTTTCCTGTCTTTCCTGATTTTTTGCTTTTTGTTTTAAGGTCGTTGAACAAAGAATTAGTTTCATCTGTTACAGCTTTCCTTTTTATTGGAGTAAGGTCTAGACCGTTCTGAACCAACCTTGCTACTGCTAAGAACTTTGAAGGGTCCTCTTGACGCATTCTAGCTAACTTATATTCAAAGTCACTAATGCGTTGTCCGTTTGGAAGGACGTGAGGCTTAGAAAGAACAAAGTCAAATAACTCTGTAGCTGATTGTTCATTGATAGGATAACCCTCAATGGCACCTGAAGCAATTGCTCCATCTAGTACGTCAGCATAGAGTTGTTCTCTTTCTTCTTCTTTTTGTCTCATTGCCTGCACACGAGCTTCACTTTGTTGTGCAAGTACTGCTCTTTCTTGTTGCATTTTCTCTACCAATTTAACTTGGTATTTCTGGGCATAAGACTCTAGACGATCATTGTCTCTAGCGTAGTTAAGTTGATCTTCGATTTCATCTTCGTCCATTCCTGTTTTAGCCAAGTATAAGCGAAAAACTCGTTCTTGGTTTCCTTCAGAAGACAAGTCTACGTTTTCTACTACTTGTTCGTTTGAGAACATTTGTAGGTATTCTTGTACTGGAACTTTATTGATGAAGATATCTTCGATCATCTGTACTCCTGCTTCTCCGTAAGTTTCTGTAGCAAGTTCTTCTAACTGATTCCAAGCTCTATCTTCGATAGTCTCATTCATCTTAGCTAGAAAGGTTTGCTCATTCCACTCGATATCTTCTCCATCTTCTACGTTAAGCATTCCTGCTTTAGCAAGTCCTTTACCGAATACTTCGAAGTAATTTTCTTCTCCGTCTTCGTCACCTTCTAAGTCTACTTCTTCCTCTTCTTCCTCTTCTTCTTCAATTGGAGCTTCGGGGGTATCTAGGGGTTTAGGTGTTGGGGGATCTGTATCTTCTTCTAAAGGATCAAATTCCTCTCCACCAAGAATGTCAGGTTTGACGTTGGCGTGTGGGTCTGCTGTAGGAGTATCCAAGTCTAGTGGATCATCTACGGAAAAACTGTCAAAGAACTCTAAGTTCTCCAATGTACTATTGGTTGTCATAAGGTTAGTTTGGTTTAATTCAAAAGTAATATTTTTAAAAATTAACACAAGAGATTAATTCACTAATGATACGTTATGTATAATAAGTTAAAAATAGGGGATTTTTGTTTATTTTATCCCCTATTTTAGACTTAATTCTTAGTGATTTTATTTCTTTTTTGTGCCTGAATCGTATTTGTTTTTGTTTTCTTTTGCTATCTTAAGCTTAGTGTCTATATCTTTTTCTTTAAGAGCTAGTTCCTTTTCCTTAAGAGAGAGTTCCTTATTCTTAGTTACTTTCTCAAAGGTTTGCTTAGATATGTCTTGAGCAATTTTAGTCTGTTGGATAAGAAGACCTGTAGTGTCTACGTCAGGACTATAAGATCCTTCGTTAGCAATACCTTGAAGTTGTACAACTTGAAGTCTGTTCTCACGATCCAACTGTTTGTTCATGTCTTCTCTTCTAGCGTCTTCTGCTTTCTGAGCTGCATCCATTTGCATCTTCTGTTCAAACTGTGCTTGTTGTTGCTCTAACTGTTGTTGCTTAAGCGCTTGATCTTGTTGACGGATAGACTCTTTACGTTTCTGTACGTCACCTAAAGTTTTACGTAAGCTTCTTTCAGAGTTAGCTGTAAACAAGTCTACCATCTCAGAAAGCTCTGCTCCATTCTGCATAGCAGGTTGAGCCAACTGTTTCAACTGTTCAAGTGTAACTTTGTCTTCT